CATTCCACCACCAGGACCTGCTCCTCTGCGTCCAGAGTTATCAAACATACCTGGTTCCATATATTGACCAGCATCACCACCTGTACCACCTGTTGATCCTTCACCACCAGTGTTATTTGTAGTTTCTGTTTTGGTTTTATTACTTAAAACATTAGGATCTGTATCCCTGAATGGGTTCTCATATCCACTAATAACATTACCTTCACCATCTACTTTTATAGGTGGAAATTCTTTATCAGCTTCATCTCTTGTAAATTGATCACTTTCTTCTGCAAGTATCTGAATTAAATATTGCCTTTCTATATTTCTTCTCTCTATCGAACTAGGTCTTCTACCTTTTTCTTCTATGTAATTATCATAGTATTTTGTCATTACAGTTTGCAATTTCATTCTGATTTTTGTGGATTTTGCAAAATCAGTAGTTGAAGCACCACCTAAAAGTATGTTTTGTAAAGCTCCACCTGTTCTAAGGTTTCGATCAACTTGTGTCATCACGTTATTAATACTTTCATCAATATCTTCGGCAAGGCCAGGTGCTTCTTCTGCATACACTTTTAATTTTGTAAAAGCATCTATAGCTTCATCATCCATAGTTGCATGATTATTTTCTAGTGTTGCTATTTCTTGTTCTAAAATGTCATCAAAACCATCAAAAGCACCTTTTCTTATTTTGTTTTTCAGTGCTGGTATTTCTATATTTATAAGTTCTGTATTATCTGATTCTCCTAAAGATTGAGCATAATCCTGTAATTCCTTAGAACTAAATTCTGGGTTATTTAAAATCTCGTAATATTTATTTTTTCTTTTCAAATTAAAATCCTCTATTGTTTCATTTTCTCCACGTTTCATACTATTAATTGATTGCCATCCTTGTTTAACCTTTGCTTTGTTTTTTGCATTATTAATTTTTTCTGGGTTTTGTAATTTAGCTAAAACTACTTGGTCGTATTTCAAGTGAAAATTTGCTGCTTCATCTAAGTAACTTGAATGGCTTCTTAAATCGCTATTACCGTAAGGAACAGCTTTTAATATACGATCGGCAAAAGTATCTGCTATTGCTAATTTTAAATCATCGTTTGGGTCTACAAGTAATCGAGATTTATCAAAAGCAGCTTTGACTATCATTGTGTATGTTTTATTAGCATCATCACCAGTTATACCTGCATTATAAAGGTTGTTTAAAAATTCAGTTAATACAATACCTGCTTGTTCATCTTTACCTTTACCAACAAGCTGTGAGACTTCGTCCATTAAAGAAGGTATTTCACTTTGTAGTTGGGAGTATTTAAATTCTTGATTCTGCTCTGTAGCGTAATCATCAATTTCAAATAGTTGTTTTTGTATGGTTGGAATAAAAAATTCATCTATAGCGTCAGGATCAACACCTCTATCTTCTAAGGCTTGAATTGCACTATTTAACTTGTCACTTCTCCAATTTAAAACTTCTGGTGAATTGCTTTCAAATTCTCTTAAAAATTTGGTAATCGGTTGACCATTTGAATCTACTTTTCCTGTATCAACTTTAAAAGTATCAAAATCATTTTCTAATCTATTGCCAAGTTTTAAAGCTTCTAGTTGTACTCCAACCTTTTCATATTGTTTTCTATAAGCCCTACTGCCACCAATAACTTTTCTTGCAGTATCATTACCTTCTGTTTTTCTAATTTTATTAGAAGCTTTAGCTACGGAACCTTTATCAAGTTCAAATTGAATCCTATCTTTTGTTGCTTTCCTTTTGTCTTTTTCTTTTTGATCTTCTATTCTTTCACCAATAAACTTTTGAATATTAGGATTTATAGCAACAAGTGTTTCAGCTAAAGATTCAATACCACTTTTAGGCTGTACTCTTGGAGTGTATTTTTCATTTGCAAAAGGACTAGGATCTGCAAAGGGTTGAAAGGCGGTGCTTTGATAACTGTTAGTCATGCTAAAGATGCGTATTGAGACAGTCCCTGGGTGGCTGTACCAAGAATAATAGAACTTAAGCTTGGTATCTGATTATAAGCTTGAGTAACACTATCTTGTAATCTATTTCGTTTGCTATCTCTTTGTATTTCTAAACCTTGTACATTTCTTCTGTATTGTCTAGTGAATGATTCAAGAGATTGATTAATTGATTCTCTTGAATTAGCTGTTTGTCTATCAATATTGTTATCAAGTAAGGCTACTAAATTACCAGCAATTCCTGGTCTTGTTTTTAAAGCTCCTTTGGCTTCCAAACCCTTTATAGATTTTGCTAATCTTTTCTGTGCGGCTGAAGCCTGTTCTTCTTTTAACCTGCTACCTAAAGTTGATTGTTGATTGGCAAAAGATTCATCTACTGATTGGCTTGCTGTAACTGCATTTTGATATGTTTGCCTAGCTTGCTCTTGTTTAGCTGATCTTAAAGCTAGACCACTAAATAAACTTAAACCTGCACTAACAGCTACAAGAGGTGAACACATTTAAGCAATCCTCAGAAATTCGTAGAATGGTTTTTCTTGATCCCCATACTTTTCATAATAATTCACAAAAGTAAATCCCAATGCTTTTAACCATTTAATTGCAGAATGATTCTCTGCATATACAAAATTATATAAGACTTTGTAAGATTTCAACAGGTTGTCAACCCATTCTCGACCTTTTCTTATAAGTTGTATTTTATATTTTTTATTAGTAAATAATTCATCAGTACATATCATCCATATACAACCATCACTAATAACACCACATAACCCCATAGGTTGATCATTATCACCAGCTATTGTTAAGACCTGTTCACCTGCTAAATACGTTAGACGTAAAGCATCGGCTGGTTCTTGTCCTGTTTGATATACCGCTTCCAACCGATCCATTTCTCTCATGTTTTCACATACATGATTAAGATCTTTTAAATTTGCTTTTCTTAAATAACCCATTAAATACGTCTTGACCTCATATGAAACATAGCTTCATATTCAGCACTGGCTAGTTGTGTTGGTAAGAATGTGTCATTCTTTACATCTATATCCACTCTATCTGCTCTGCTCATTATTGGCACTTTAAATGTACCTGACTCTAAATTAATATCTCCCAAGGTAGAGGAAGTAGAACCAAGAAAACGACCAGTGAATTTATGGGTAGATGTATCTCTGTTCTCTGGTGTGACCTCAACTTTAAAGAATCCAGTATCTTCAAACTTAATGTAGAAATGATGTAGTTGCAATCTGCCACTTAGTATCTCATCTCTACCTTGTGCTGATTGCATTAGTCTTCTCTGACTAAATCTATAGTGCATTTCGTATGGTTCACCAATAATAAATTTACTATTGCGATAATCACCATTAGCAGTAATCGTAGCTGTTGAACCATTAGTAGAGTTTGTTGTAGCTACAAGCTGTCCTGGTTTTAGTGTTTTAGTATTACCCTGAGTATCAACAAAAGTGCTTGTCTCTCCACTAGCTAAGTATCTACCAACCACATTCATACTTGCTCTTAATCTATAAGGAACAGTAAAGGTAGTCACATCAGTAGAAGAGTTATAAGCGACTGAAACACCAGTAGAAGCTTCTGTAACCTTATGATCTAAGCAGAACTTAAATGTAGCATTAGCTTCTTTAGAATCCGCTTCAAATGGTATCTTCTCTATGCTTGTACCATTAGCTTCTTGTACGACTACAAATAAATCAGTACCAATAAAATCTACATTCAGTATGGTTCTATTACTATCTATCGTATAAGTAGACCATGAGTTAAGAATCTTCTGTGATTGATTACCAAATAACCATCTGTTGATATATAACTTATTTGGATTATCAGTACCTAATAGAACAAGAACATCTTCACTGGTTGAGACTGCTAGCTTAAATATATTTACTGGTATTAATCTAGGAACATGAACAGTAATATTAGCTGCATCTCTTATTGTTAAATCTTCCTGTGTTACATATTCTCTGACACCAGCAAACTCACCTTTATTCGTTAAATAATAAATACTATTACCAGAACTTACAGGGGAAGCAGCATCGCTACTCTCAAATTCTGTTGCAACAACAACTGTTGCTGTCTTAGGGGTAAGAGTAAGAACAGATGAGGAGGTAAGAACAAACTGTGTCTGATCAGAAAATAGTATTAACTGTTCTGCCATCGGTACAGCATGCTTCAAGATAGATACTTTTGTATGTGAAGCTGCTACGTCTATAGGATCACTATCAACAACAGTTAAAACTGTCTCTCTAAAGAACTGAAAGAACTCAGATACCGTTGTAAGTATTACGTTATCGTCAGCTAATACTCCTAATCTGCTTCTATAGAAAAATATATTATTGATCTTCTTACCAATAAAAGAAGGGTTTGGATTTGATACAAGATCACCTACAGTTTTTTCTCCCCACTTAGGCAAGGTAGAATTATTAACTTTACCAAAAGCTACATTACCACTTGTAGTAAGAGAACCTGCTGCTGTAAACGTAAACGTATTTGCATTTGTAACTGTAACAGTAAAAGTACCATCAACAGCATTACCAGAGGTGAAATCAAACTGTACTGAATCACTACTGGATAATCCATGATTAGCAGAGGTTACAGTAACTGTTGTACCTGATTGGCTATAAGTTCCAGCAGTATTTAAGTCTGTATAAGTATCACCATCAACTCTTGCAAATCTAAAATCACCATCACTTTGTCTTATAAGAATATGTGGCATTGTGTCGTAATCAAACTTAAATTCAATACCACTTTCAGCACATTCCTCCCACTGCCCTTCTTCCAACGTGCCATCTACTGTGCTGTTATTAGCAACAAATCTAACGTAATAATTATCAAAGTCTGTAGTATCATCTCCTTTTACCTCTACTACATAACCATGAGGAGAGACAGTTGGAAGATCAGAGAACCTCTGGATACTATCTTTTACTACCACAAGATCCTGATTACCCTGTGTGTCATTACCATCAATAGAAAAGTTAGATCCATCTGTTTTCTTTATATGAACAACAGGACCATTTTGTTGCAAAGTAAAACCTGTTAAACCAGCAGCAAGACCTGTTCTTAAATCTGTAGCTACCTGTGTAGTGCTGAGAGTAGAGTCAGAAGATGTACTGTCAGAGACTGTCACCCCATCAACTGTTACTGAATAAGTGGTCTTATCTGATACTTGACTTACAAAGATTACTGCCTGTGTGATATTACCAGGTGATAAGTCACTGCTATTCATTGCAGTGGTAACAGTCTTATTAACAACAAAGGTGAAGTCTGCAACCGTAACAGTTTTTATATCACTTCTAGGAGTTGTTGTATTTAGATATGTTGTACCATCAGGTTTTTGTACTGTTCTTTCCGTTCCATCTAATTCAAAAACTCTTACATTGCCATTACTGAATACAGAAATAAATCTTTGATCTACATCTCTATTGATAGTTTGTACATGAACATTACCTAGTGTTGTATTAGAAATATTAGCTACATATTCAAGACCAGACCTCTTTGTAAGACCAAGGACAGGGTTGCTATCAGCATTGTCTTGTATATCAGCATGATCAGGTTGTTTGGTAGCATCTGAAGCTTGTGATATACCTCTTAACAAAGTAGGTATAGACTTGGAAATTAAACCCATTGTTATCTAATTAAAGCTCTGGAAGGTGAGTAGGTATCAAAGACACTTGTTAATGAAGGATCTCCTCTAAGAACATTATGATCTCCATTAGCTAAGTCTGTTTCCATCAGTATAGCTCTAGCTCTTGTCTCGTCCTGTTGTGTATATGTTCTTAGGCCATCATCACTGACTAATCTATCAACAAAGATACGAGCAGCTTTTATTGTTATA